TCATACGCTTTGGTCAAAAAGGCGTAAGTGGTGACAAAACAGATACAGCAAGAGCAAAGTCATTTAAAGCAAGACACGCTAAAAACATTGCAAAAGGAAAAATGTCCGCAGCTTATTGGGCTAACAAAGTTAAGTGGTAAAATTAGATATATACGTAGGATATGACGGTACACGTGAGCCAATTGCATATCATAACTTTTGCCAGTCAATTATAGAAAAGTCATCTATACCGGTAAGTTTTACACCATTAGCACTAAATACTTTAAAAGACTACGAAGAAACACATAAAGACGGTAGCAACGCATTTATCTATTCACGCTTTTTAGTGCCATATCTAAATAACTTTAAAGGTATCGCACTATTCGTAGATGGAGATATGACTTGCCGAACAGATATTGCAGAGATACTAGCGAACTTTGATAATGACGAAGCAGTCAAAGTCGTAAAGCATAACTACACAACAAAGCATCCTATCAAGTATCTAGGTGCAAAGAACGAAGACTATCCTAAAAAGAATTGGTCATCAGTAATGCTATGGAATTGTGGGCATTGGCTCAATAAACAATTAACACCTAAGTTCGTACAAGAACAAACAGGTAAATACCTACACAGGTTTGAATGGCTCAAGTATCCTGAAGAACAAGTAGGTAAGCTAGACGAAACATGGAACTGGCTAGAAACAGAATACGAATACAACCCAGATGCTAAATTAGTGCATCATACATTAGGCACACCATGCTTTAAAGACTATCAGAATACAGACTATAGTCAAGAATGGTGGGAAACATATCAACGGATGATCTATCCACTTAAAGGAAAAAACAGGGAAAGCGAGTTATAACATGGCAGATCTAGCTAAACAATTAAGACAATTACAAGACGTCCAAAGGCTAAGAGAATTGGCTAACCAATATGGTTTAGGACAAGTACCAGACCAAGAGCTTAACGCATTAAGACAGGCATTGCCACAAGTAGCAGGAGCAACTATGCTACCTCCAGCACAAATGCCACAATATGTACCTCCTACAGGTCAAATGCCTCCAGTACCTATGCCTCAATTAGGAAGAATGCCAGGCTTACCTCCAGCTCAGATGCCATCTATTCCATCTTCACAAAGCATGACACCTGATCAAATGGAAATGTTAAGAAGAGCTACACCTGGATACCAAGCGCCAGCTCCATCATTTAAAGATATATTATTTAACCCAGGTCAAGTTATGCAACAAAACTATGTAGACCCAGCTGTCATAGAACAAATGTACTATAGAGGGCTATTAAGCCGATAATTAAGAGGGCAACCAACCTATAAGGAGTTGCAAAATAATGGATATTGAAGAACGAAAAAAACTAGCAGCAGAACGTAGCTCAGAAGCTAACAAAGGTAATACACATTCTAGTAAAAACAATAGGTTATGGGCGGAAACACTTAGACGTGCTGTCATTCAGTCAGATGCTGAAAGACTACGTATGATCGCAGAGGCTTTGTTAGATAAAGCAGCCTCAGGTGATGTATCCGCTATTAAAGAATTAGGCGATAGACTAGACGGTAAGGCAGTAGCAACTACAGAGTTGACTGGTGTGGATGGCTCTAATTTACCTATAAGCATTGCTATAGACTTTGTAAAGCCAAAAGATGAAGGTTAATGCAACCTTTCCTGATAAACTAAACTTCTTATTTGAGCCACATAGGCTAAAAGTAAGCTATGGGGGCAGGGGTTCGGGAAAAAGCTGGTCATATGCTAGAGCATTACTTATACAGGCTGCCAATAAGCCATTGCGTGTATTATGCGCTAGGGAAATACAACGTAGTATACGTCAGTCAGTACATCAATTATTAACTGACCAAATACAAGCGTTAGGCCTAGGTCAATTTTATGAAGTATTAGACTCAGAAATACGTGGTGTTAATGGAAGTTTATTTGTATTTACAGGATTAGCTAATAATACTGTCGAGTCAATAAAAAGCTATGAGGGCGTAGATAGGGTGTGGTGTGAGGAAGCCCAAACCATATCCAAAAAGTCATGGGATATACTTATTCCTACAATACGTAAACCAGACTCAGAGATCTGGGTTTCATTCAACCCAAATATAGATACAGACGACACATATCAAAGGTTTATAGTCGATCCTCCAGAGAACGCTAAAGTTGTTAAAGTAAACTACATGGACAACCCTTGGTTTCCTGAAGTACTAGAAATAGAACGTCAGCATAGTGAAAAGACTAACCCTGACTACGCTAACATTTGGTTGGGTGAATGTAAGGCAGCCGTAGATGGTGCTATATACTCTAACGAGATCAGAGAGGCCCAGGAGGCTGGACGCATTACTAACGTACCTTATGATCCAATGCTTAAGGTTCATGTAGTAATGGACTTAGGTTGGAATGACTCAATGTCAGTTATCCTATGCCAAAAAGGTGTATCAGATCTACGCATCATTGGTTATATAGAAGATGATCATAGAACGCTAGATAGTTATTCATCTCAGTTAAAAGATATGTCATACAATTGGGGAACTATGTACTTGCCTCATGATGGACAGTCCAAAGACTTTAAGCATGGAATATCAGCAGAAGATATTATGCGTAAGTTTGGATGGGATGTAAGAATTGTACCTCGTATGGACATAGAAGCCGGCATCAAAGTAGCACGGATGAACTTCCATAGAGTTTATTTTGATAAGTCAGCTAATAGACTTGTTGACTGTTTAAAACATTATCGCAGATCTATTAACTCTGCAACTAACGAACCTGGTGCGCCATTGCATGATGAGTATTCTCATGGAGCAGACGCATTCAGATATTTATGTACCTCTGCAGATAGCATGAAGAATGAGTCATGGACTAAAGAGAAGATACAGTATACAAATAGAGGAATTGTTTAATGAAGATACAAGACATGGAGATCATTGCGCAGATAGAGGCAGAAGAAAATATTGCCTATGGTGTAAATGATAGCGCATTATCTAATGATAGAGCAGAAGCAATTGACTATTACTTAGGTCAACCTTTCGGTAATGAAGAAGAAGGTCGTAGCCAAGTTGTATCTTATGATGTACAAGACACAATAGAGTCAGCTCTGCCTCAGCTTTTAAAAGTATTTATCTCTGGTGACCAAGTTGTTAGGTTTGAACCTAAAGGTCCAGAAGATCAAGATGCGGCTGATCAAGAAACTGACTATGTCAACCATGTTGTAATGGAAAAGAATGAAGGCTTCAAAATATTCTACGTATGGTTTAAAGACGCATTACTATCTAAAAACGGATATGTAAAAGTATACTCAGAAGATGAAGAAGAGGAAGAAGAGTACGAATACGAAGGGTTAACAGATGCCCAGCTTCAAATGTTGGCTTCAGATGAAAAGACTGAAGTATTAGAACATGAGGCTTATCCTGATCCTAGTGTAGACATGAATATGCTCATGGACCAAGCATTAGCCATGGGACAAGATCCAGCTACGATCATTCAACCTATGCTACATGATGTTAAGCTTAAGGTTACAGAAAAGAAAACTGAAATTAATATTGAAAACGTAGCACCTGAAAATATGATGGTGTCTGTAGAGGTCAATGGCCCTAACCTACAAGATGCACGTTTCGTTCAGCACAGAGAAGTCATGCAATTAGCTGACATTGCTGAAACATTTGACAAGCCACTAGAATACATTAAGTCTATCATGTCAGACCTTCGTGATACATTTGAAGAAGAGTCTAATGCACGTGATATTTATGACGAAGAATATGACAGAGCTATTGAGTCTAACGAAGCTCTCGTTAAAGACACATACATTAAGTTAGAAGGTAAGAGACATAGAGTAGTCGTATTAGGCAATACTATCCTATACAAAGAACCATGCGAGTATGTTCCATTTGCATGTATCACACCAATGATCATGCCACATAGACATATTGGTCGTTCTTATGCTGACTTGACTATGGACATTCAGCTTATCAAGTCTACACTTATTCGTGGTCAGTTAGATAACATGTATCTAGCTAACAATGGTCGTTATGCAATATCAGATAGAGTAAACCTAGACGATATGCTCACATCAAGACCAGGTGGTATTGTTCGTGTAGAAGGTGACCCAGGTTCAGGTATTATGCCGTTATCACATCCTCCACTACCAGCATCATCATTCGGTATGGTTGAATACATGGACTCTATGAAAGAGAAGAGAACAGGTATCACAGCATATAACCAAGGCTTAGACTCTAACAGTCTTAACAAGACAGCTACAGGCGTAGCACAAATTATGTCTGCTGCTCAACAAAGAGTTGAATTAGTAGCACGTACATTTGCAGAGACAGGTGTTAAAGAACTATTTAAGTTAGTACATAGACTAGTAAGAATTACACTTACTAAACCTGATATTGTACGTATACGTAACAAATGGGTAGAAGTAGATCCAAGAGAATGGGAAGATCGTAAAGACTTATCTATCTCTGTGGGCCTAGGTGCAGGTAATAAAGATCAACAGTTAGCTCACTTAGCTACTATTTTACAAGCACAAAAAGAAGCGTTAGCTATTGGCATTACTTCACCAGAAAAGATCTACAATGCTCTAGCAAAACTTACACAGAACGCAGGCTTTAAGAACCCTGAAGAGTTCTGGATCAACCCAGCTAATACACCAGCACAAGAAGGTCAGCAGTCTAAGCCTTCAGAGGCTGAGATCATGGTCCAAGGCCAATTAGCTATAGAACAACAAAAAGCGCAAGCTCAACTACAACAAGAGCAAGTACGTTCTCAAAATGATGTTATAATTGAACGTGAGAAGATCGCAGCTCAAGCTGAGTTAGAACGCTTTAAAGCACAATTAAAAGCAGAAACTGACTTAGCTA